TCATCACTTACTAGAGAATCATAGATTTTAATGTAGTCAGTAAGTTTAGTTGCCATAACGGAACTCCTTTGCTGCACACTCATCGAGTGCTTGCATCACTTCGGGGGTGAAGTATTTCTCGGGATCAGCGAGAATAGACTTAGGATAAACAGAAGATTCACCAAACTTGATACGATTCCCGTTCCGCTCGAAGACTCCGTACTTCTCACCCAATTCCAGTAGTCCGTAATAGCGGTCAAGTCCACGGTCGTAATAAAGACGGGTCTCAACATCACTGTTCTCCTTGGTCAAACGAGATTTTGCTGCCTTACACTTAATGATATTACCGACAACTTCCTTACCATCTTTCTCTTTCTTCTTAGACAGATAGATGATAGTAGATGCTGCATACTTCAGACCGCTACCGCCGCCCATCTCCTTAGTAGGAATATATGCGCCGACGACATCATAGGTGTGATTGGTCACAAGCAAAGGTACATTTGCTTTACCAAGTTTCAAAGTCAGCACTCGGAAGATAGACTTCACAACCTGAGCACGAGTCATGTCACGAGTCTCTTTACCTGCTTCAGAGTCTTCAATCTCCTTAGAGGTAGACAGCATACCCAGAGAGTCAAGAACAAACATCATGGGTTTCTGTTCTTTCTGCTCCATGTACTTGTCAAGAATCTTGATTGCTTGAGTACGAAACTCTTGAACAGTTGTTACAGGAACGATCATCATACGCTGAGAATCGATACCACGGTCCTCAATCATCTGACGAGAGATAGCAGACTCAGACTCAAAGTAGATTACCCCAGCATCGGGATTTGATTCAAGAAAATGCTGGACAATCCCAAGGCAAAAGAAAGTCTTGCCAGTAGAAGACTCGCCAGCGATAGCAGTGATTTTGTTTGAGGGGACTCCACCGTAGATTGAACCGCTAACCAAAGCATTGAAAATGTAACTACCAGTATCAATGAAACCAGAAGTGTCTCCTGCTGCGACACCATCGCTGACAAGACCCGCATACTCATTATCAATCTCCTTCACAATGTCTTGTAAAAAATTCACTCTTTAACCTCCAATAATGCTGTAATGTGATTGGAACGTTTCATGGCACGCTCAAACCATTGTGCGTCTTGCAAATCTTCAAATTCTTTTTCTTCTCTTGTAGAGAAACCAAATGCTTTTTGATAAGAAACTACAAATCTAGTTTTCTTCATCCGAATAGAAACTCCAGTGATGCTACTTTTTCTGCTTGCCAACCGATTGTATCCATAAGAACTTTAATAGGTTCGAGAAAGGACTTTGAGAATTGTAAGTCATAGTCTACCTGTTTGTCAAGACCAAACTCTTTCGGGAATGTGCCCAGATAACTGATAACATTCTCGTTGATTTTGTTAGGGGTTTTCAAATAGACAAACTTGATTTTCTCACCGTCTTGAATCAATGGATACTTGTGAGTAAGTTTATTCTTCTTGTTATAGAAGTTATACAGCAACGCTCCACGAACATGAATAGGTGTTCCTTTGCTATAAATCGTTGCAGGATTGGACCACTTATTTATCCCGTTACATCCTCGGGGAAATGAAATGTCTTCAACTGGCAATGATGAAAATTTATCCCTAAAGTTGGAAATAAATTGTTGCGCTGCCTCCTCATCCTTATTCATAATAACCTGCATACATTCTTTAATTGCAGTGCGACATGCAGCAGGAGTAGAAGACTTGACTGCCTCCAAACCCATAATTTTAAGTTTGGGTTTTTCATAACGAACACCCTCGCTGTCCCAGACATTGAGAATGTATCTCTTCTTCGCAGTCCAGATACCTTTGTTAGCGATGTTCTCTCGCTTCATGAACATCTTCTGTTCATAGGCACCAACGTAGTCTGCTAGTTCCTTGTATGATTTGTCGATGAATGGTTCGATTCGTTCTTTACAGGCAGTGTCGAGAAAGTTAACGATCCTCTCTGCAGGAACATTCTGTACATCAAATACAGAACGGACAAGTAAATCAAGACAGATATAGATGCTGTCAGTATCACTGGCAATAACATAGTCATGGTCCTCCGTTTTAAGTAGTTTGTTTAGATACTGGTTTACCTTCCCTTCAATCCAACGAATCGAGACTTGACCCGAGAGAGTGATTGCCTCAGCATTTGCCAGATTGTAGTATCGGAAGTATTGGTTTCCAATGGCACCATAGGCACTGTTAAGTTGGATTTTCCGTGCCATCTGGATGTTGTTGAACTTTGATATATCTTTTTGAAGTGCCAAGGTCTCAGATGGTGTCTTGGCATGTTCCAAGGACTGCTTGGCGGCAAGCATCCTTTTCTTATAAATGGTTCGTTCATCATAAATCTTCTGCATCATTTCAGGTAGGAACCCGTGGATGTCCTTACGATACTGAGCACCGTTAGCACATACACAATACTTCCCATTGATATCTAGCGACTCCCCAAGAATCTTATCAACTGTTGCTGTTGGGTGTCGGGAATCGACGAGCGTCTCTGGCGAGATATTGTACTGCATAATAAGGTGAGGATACAGGCTGTTAAGGTCAAAAGACACAACCCAGTCATACTTTCCAGGAATCGGTTCCTTGACGTATGCTCCTGCGTATTTTTCATCCTTCTTCGCACCTTTACGAGGGGGAACAACAATCTTGCGATCAGTGAGGTAGTTGTAAATCATAGTGTCCCACATACGAACCTGTGAATACACATCCTCAAAGTTCACCTTAGCATCATAAGCCATGGTGATAGCAAGTTCAAGCAACTTCATCTTATCTTCCAGTCGGTCAATAAGTTCAACGTCTTGGATGTTATACTCCATAAACTTCTGCCAGTCACGAGTATAGAAGTCTTTGAAGTTTTCGTACTCGCTATGGTCTACCTTTCGTTGTCCAAGTTCAACGAAGGCAATATGGTCGAGACGATAAGACTCTTGGTTTGAATATGTAAACTTACGATAAAGATCCAGATAGTCAAGAATGTTGATACCAGAGATATCGTAAGCATAATTTTTACGTCCTTGGACATACACTTCTCTCTCATTTGCACGGTTCCAGGGAGACAGACTCTTCATCCATTTTTCCCCAAGCACACGGTTGACACGACGGGCAATGTAAGGAACGTCATACAGATTTACGTTCCAACCAGTCAAAATGTCTGGGGTATTTTGAGTCCACCATTGAATAAAATGATTGAGCATTTCATTCTCAGTCCAGAAGATATTAGTCTCCACTCCTTCTGGCGGTTCAAACTCACGAGTTGCCCAGCAGTAATACTGCTTTGTCACCATATCTTTGATGGTGATAGACAACATTTCTTCTGCTGCTTCTTCTACGTTAGGGAATCCATTCTCACACTGGACCTCAATATCCATTGCAAAAATTTTCATCTTCTTGATATCGTACTCTACATCATCAGGATACTGCTGACGAATAAACTGATACACATACCTTTCATATCCATGTACCTCAAATCCTTCAACACCTTCATATTGTTGAATGAATTCTCTTGCTTCCTTTGAAGAATCAAACTTTACTGGACTTACATTTTTTCCATCCAGGGTTTTAAACTCTTCATGTTTCTTTGACAACACATATAGGGTAGGACAAAAATGGGTACGAGACTGGACTGGTTGTCCATTCTCATACCCACGATAAAGTATCGTATTACCAGCGAGTTGTACGTTGGTATAGAAATGACTCATTACGCCTTGTAAGTCTCCAACAACTTTGGTGATGGATCCAGTATAGTCAAAATGCAATCAGATGTCAAGAACAAATCTCGCTGAGAAGTATGCAGAGGGAAGGGAGTAAGAGTTCCATCCTCAGCAACTTGCATACAATTTTCAATTAAGAAACTTGGTTCTTCATCAAGTTCCGTTATGGCACCCATTAGGTACTCATTCCTCTGTCTCAGGAGGACGATCTTCACGTTGTCCATTCACCTTTGCCTCAATTAGTTTAGTGTATTGTTCGATAACTGTGTCATGGGTTTCATATGCAGCCACGACTTCATCGAGTTTGAAAAAGATGTGGTCGTGTTTACACAATGGTAACCAGGGTTCCATGGCAACTTCTGGGTCAGAAATCTTCTGAATCTCCCCATCAACTTCTGCATCCATTCCCCCATTAATCCAAATAGAAAAAGGAACTCTAAGTTGATATGCAACAGGTTGTTTATCTTCTTCACCATCTGCATTAGATGTTACCTCGTAGATATCAGAAATAATATCTTCACCGCTTTTTAGCCGAACGATTCTTACGCTCATAATTCCTCCTTTCAATTTCTAGTACTGCTTCTTTAATAATATCCTTAAGGATTTTATCTTCGTTAATATTCTTTTGTTCTGCGATAGGTCTGACATATCGTAGAAGTTCATCAGTATAAGATGATGGAACCTCAACTGTC